AGGACCAAGCAGAGAAACGCATTAAAGAGTATGATAAGCAACTTGCTGAACTGCGGCAAGCTAAAGTAGAAGCAGTATCTTCTGGAGACGGAGAGCGTGTCGTAGCAATTGACGACGCCATCGATGTCGTTAAAGAAGAGAAGGCTGATGCTAAAGAAGCCTCTAAAGAACAGCCTAAGCAAGAACCGAAGGCACCTTCTATTGATCCTGTGCTTCAAGCGTGGATTGATAAGAATGATTGGTACACTAAGGATAAGCGACTCACTGGTATTGCTAATAGCATTGCTGCTGAGATTCGTGCTGATAATCCCGGTCTAGTCAATCAACCTTTCCTTGATAGGTTGTCACAAGAATTGGAAGTAAGTTTTCCAGATAAGTTTGGTAAGAAGAAATTATCGAGTCCAGTAGAAGGGGGTTCTGGTGGCAATCGCCCTGGCCCAAGAGGAGGGAAGACGTATGAGAATCTACCTTCTGATGCCAAGGCTGCTTGCGATCGTTTTGTGAAGACGATGAAGAACTACACCCGAGAGAACTACCTTTCTGTCTATTACGCAGAATAAGGAGATATGTAATGCCGAAAGCACTAACGCTTGCTGAGAAGAAAGAGAAAGCACTGGCTAAGAAGGTTGCTGTCACTGCCGAGGAAAAGGAATCTGTTGCGATTGTGAAGACTGTAGAAGCAGTTAACGAGGCTACTGGTGTAGCTGAAGTTGTTGCTGTAAAGAAGACTCGAAAGAAGCGTGGTTCATTTAACGGCACTGAAGGTAAGATGACTGTGGCTCATGGTATTCCGGGCTTCCATCTTCACTGGCTAAATGACACTGCTGGTCGGATTACTCAGGCTTTGGACAGTGGCTATGAGTTTGTTGAGCCCCAAGAAGTAGGAGGTGTCTCAAACAGCAATGTCACTAATCGTAATACAGACCTTGGAGAAAAGGTACGAGTTCTTGCAGGACATGATGATCAAGGTTTGCCTCTTTTTGCCTATCTGATGAAGATAGAACAAGATTGGTATGATGAAGATCAACAGGCTGTTCAAGGACGCAATGATAAGATTGATAAAGCCATTCGGACTGGTAAGATTGTTGGTGACGGAAAAGACACTGATGGTTTCTATCTGCCGAGCGGAGGTATCAAAATGCAAACTTAATTAACTTAAGGAAACAAAATAAATGGCAAATGTAAACCGGATTCGAGGCTTTAGCCCGAACTCCTATCTTAACGGATCGCCCTGGAATGGGCAAGCGCGTCTCTATGCGATCCCTGTTGCAGATACCACTGCAAGTTATGCAATTGGCGATGTGGTTCAAAGTGCTGGTGGTAGTGATGCTAATGGTATCTGCTACGTTAAAAAGATCCCTGCGGCTTCTGCTAGCGCCTTTGCGGCTCTTGGGGTTATCGTCGGTATTCGAGTTGCTGATCCTGGTGTCTCTCTTGTCGGTACTAGCTTGATGCTTGAGCAATTGTATCTTACGGCAGGCACTCGAACTGCTGTTCGATATGTCTATGTTGCAGATGATCCGAACCTTTTGTTTGAAGTGTCTGCTGGTGCTACTGCTACCAATATCACTTTGGCTAAGGCTCGTTACAATGCTGGTCTTACTAGCTACTACAGTGGTGCTGACCAGACTTATGCAATCGACCAAAATGCTTCTGTAACTACGTTGTCGCCGTCGTCTCCCTATTCTAACATCTGTATCGGTAGTGCAACCGTAGCTACTACGGCTACTCTCCCGATTCAAATTGTTGGCCTAGTGCAACGTGATGATAATGCGACAGGTGCCTACTCGGCTCTCCTGTGTAAATTTAACTTCCATGAATTCGGAATGGCCCAGGTTGTTGCTACGGCTGCTCAGAACTTCACTGGTCTGTAAGGAGAAACTGATATGGCTGGCGTAATCACTACTGCATCACATCCGAAAGCACTGTGGCCCGGTATTAAAGAATGGTGGGGTCAGGTATATGCGGAACATGCAACTGAATATACTGATCTGTTTGATACGGATAGTTCGTCTCAGAACTATGAAGAAGATGTCCAACTGACTGGCTTTGGCCTTGTTCCTAAGAAGTCTGAAGCTTCTGGAGTTCAATTCGAGTCTGAAGTCCAAGGTTTCGTCACTCGCTATACGCATATCGCGTATGCTCTTGGCTACATTGTAACCAAGGAAGAGTTGGATGACAACCTGTATGAAGCTGTCTCTAAGCGTAGGTCTGCTTCTCTTGCAATGTCTTTCCGTCAAACGAAAGAGAACGTAGGGGCGAATATCTACAATCGTGCCTTTAGTGGTACGTACCTTGGCGGTGATGGTGTTGCTCTGTGTTCTACAGCTCACCCGAATACCTCTGGTGGTACGTTTGCTAATAAGCCGAGTGTCGATGCTGACTTGAGCGAAGCTTCTCTTGAAGATGCGATGATTGCAATTATGGGCTTGCAGAACGATCGAGGTCTTCTGATCTCTGTTATGCCGCAAACGCTGCATATTGCCCGCAATGAAGTCTTCAATGCCCAACGTATCTTGCATTCGAGCTATCAAGTTGGTAATGCGAATAACGACATCAACGTCATTAAGTCTGGTAACTATCTGCCTGGTGGCTTTAAGGTTAATCACTACTTTACTGCTCCTCATGCTTGGTTCATTCGTAATAACATTCCGGGTAAGACTGGTATGAAGTATTACGAGCGTGTTGGCATCATGTTCGATCAGGACAATGACTTCGATACGATGAACTGCAAGGCTAAGGGCTATGAGCGTTATAGTTTTGGCTGGACGGACCCAAGGGCGGTATGGGGCTCGAACGGGCCATAGTCCATTGATTTAGATAAATATAAGGAGGTGATCCTTGTCGTTTGAACGTCAAAAGGAAAAGGGCAAACGCCCTGAACCTAAGGCTAAGAAACCTAAAAAGAAATAAGCAACACTCCCCAGGACGCCTAGAAATAGGCGTTCTTTTGAACGTCCTTTAAGGAGATTTTTATTATGGCTGCACCTACTCGTTATCCCGCTGGCGTATCTACTGAAACAGTTGGTACTGCTCTTGGCAATTTGCCCTTTCTAAACCCTAATCGTATTGTCGATTATGATAATGATTTTCTCACTTATGTTGCTGGTGATTGGACCCTTGTAGCGGATGGTGGTTCCACTGCTATTGCTATTACTGCTGGAACTGGTGGGAGGCTTCGCCTTAGCGCAGCTACTTCCGGCGCAGGCTCTATGCAACTTAAGAGTAATGCCTTTGCTTTTCAACCCTCTACTGCTGCCCTTGCAGGAACTCAATTTTGGTTTCAAACTGGATTGATTCTTGATGCCACTGTTGCTAATCCCGATTATATGGTAGGCATGATGAAGGGGGCTATTGCTACCTTTAATGCTGCCACTGATGGTGTTTATTTCACTAAGGCTTCTGGTGCCCCTGTCGCAGGTACTACTACTGGTTGGAATATTGTTCTTAAGGCTGCTGCTGGGGGTACTTCTACTTTCCCGTTGCCAGCCATCACTCTCCCAGTATCTAGTGATACTATTAGTCTTAGTTATTATTACGATGCTAAACCTAATCCTACACTCTACGTTTTTGCTGGTTGTGCTGCTATTGGGGTTAATGATGTATTGGTAGGCACTCTCGGTAATGGCGCTTCTGGTTATAACAATCCTGGTAGTCTTGGTACGGCTGGTGTTAATAACCTTGCTAATCTCCCTGGAGCCACTGTTCTGCTCACCCCTTCCTTTTATAACGGTTTCCATACGGGTACGTCAGTATTAGATATTGATTACGTCTTGGCTGCTTGCGAATACGCTCGCGTTTAATAAGGAGGGTTTATGAGTAATACAATAACTTCTCAGACCCTTATGGATGGGCCTCGGAATTGCATTATTAAGATTGACGGATATGTTGATACTTCAGATGTATCAGTTACCGGACAAATAGGGGCATCCGGTTTTTCTACAACGATAGGTTCAAAGAATGTAGTTTTTGTAGCAGGGGCACTAGTTCCTACTCTCGGGCAATACCTCACTTTCAGTGATGGCACTACAACTTTTCCTGCAGGTACATACGTAACTGGCATTACTGATGCTACTCATATCACAGTAAGTAATGCAGCACTTGCCCTTAATACTGCAGCAGCAATTACTATTACAGGCACTACTGGTGCTGTGGTTCTCATTGACCCTGCTCTCCTTTCTGCTATTGATGTTAATAACAAACTTGCTACTCAACTTCGGATAGACCGTATTATCTATACTATCGACGAAGGGCTTGCTGTAACACTTCTCTGGGAGGCTACAGCAAATGTTCGGGTAGTTGATTTGGTTAAAGCAGGCCATCAAGAACTGAAACGTTTTGGTGGTTACTATAATAATTCAGGTGCTGGTAAAACAGGGAGAATCTTGATTTCAACAGAGGGATGGTCTTCGGGAAAGATATATGAGTTTACGGTCACTCTCGAATTAGTGAAGCAATGAAAACTGTTACGCTCCTTAATGCTGTAATTGTTACGGGGGTAGGCTCTAATTTCACCCCTGTCATAGGGGCTAATAGAGCCTTTCAAGCTATTGTATCCGGCACTGGTGCTGTTACCGCGACCGTCAATGTAGAGGTGAGCTTAGATGGGGTTAATTTTTTAATACAAAGTACTATTATCCTTTCTGGAACTACTTCTGCTACTGATGGTTTTGCTTCTTTTGCTCAATGGCAATATGTTCGAGGCAATGTAACTGCTATTTCGGGTACTGGGGCTGCTGTAACTCTTTATATGAGCGTTTGATATGTCAGTATCTCTTATAGATAAAATAGTTAATCCTATAGGAAATAATTATAGTATTGCTATCCTCTTAGACGTTATGGGGGTATTCATTACTGCTGTAGGGAATTTTTTAATCACTGAAACAGGAGCTTTCTTTGTTACTGAAACAGGCGCATTTTTGGTGGTGTCATAATGGCTAATGTAACTATTGACGGATTGGGCGCTGCTGGTGCTATTGCTGCTGCAAAT